CGGCGGGGTCCAGGCCACTCCGGTCGGAGCCACGAACGTGCTGTCGCCCTTGGGGAACAGGAACAGCGCGTAGTTCTTGATCAGGCGCACGTTGCCTGCGGTGTTGCCGCTGGACACGTACCCGTAGTCGGTCGCGCCCTGCGCGGCGACGGTGGTTTTTTCGTTGTTGTCAGACATTCGTCTGCACCTTTCCGTTCTTCGCGTGTGGCGGCACGTTGTCTTTGGTTGTGTTTCAGTTGACGGTGACCTCGAGCAGGAGCACGCCGTACGCGCACACCAGCCTCTTGTCCTCGTCCGTCATGCGTACCGGCCCGGATTCGAGTGACGCGTCGATGAGCGGCGCGACGTTTCCGAGCCCGATGATCTCCCTCGCGATGTCGGCCCACAGGCGTGCGGCCTTGTCCCAGTCGCCCGTATGGTCCTCTCTCATGCATCGCACGCTCAGCCGCAGCCGCACGTACTGCGAGATTGGGGTGCTCATGCCTTGCATGGAGTCGGCCAGCGTGGCTTCGGTGAAGGGAGGTTCGAGGTCGCTTCGTTCGATGGTGTCGAACGTCACGTCCGGGAACAGTGTCCTCAGTTTGGGCAGGAGCAGGGGTTCCGTGCGCCGGGGAGTGACCGGGATGCTCATACGCGCATCCTTCCGAGCGTGTCCTCTAGCGTGCCGTGCGCCTTCTCCACCGGTGCCGGGCAGATGATCGCCACGCCGCTGCGGTTCTTGCCGTCATGGTCGCGGACCATGCAACGGTCATCCTCTACGGCGGCTTCGGCCGCGTCCCTCATGCGCGAGCGCAATGTCTCGTTTTTGAGGACCTGTTGGCTGAACGCCTTGCGGTTGAATACGAATCTGCATCGTTTGGCCATGCTTATCCTTCCCGTTCGCCCACGGTGATGACGTCGCCGATGTGGCGTCCGTGGAGGTTGTTCCACACTTGCGGCTTTCCTTTGACGGGCAGGAGGATGCCTCTGACTTTGATCAGGTCGGTGGCCTGGATGCCGGTCGGTTGGCTACCGCGGATGTGGATCGTGTATTCGATGGTCTGCGGGCTGGCGTTCTCCTCGGTCTGGTCGGTGGTGGAGGTTGGCGCGACCATCGCCTGGAACGTGCCGACGCGGACGGGTTTGCCCTGGATGGGGTTGCCGTCCGTGTCGGTGGTGGACTGGCCGCGCCACACTTCGATGGTTTCCACTAGGACGTCTCCCCCGTTGCCATGTCGACGCTGAACGCGCGCTGAGCGTTGATGCCAAGGATGCGTTTCTCGTCGTCGCGCAGCCAGAGATCGCCGGTGGGCGCTCCGAAACTGTATTGTTCGCTGAAGCTGCCGGTGGTCTGGTTCATCTGCGTGATGCCGCCGGGAATGTCGTACGGGTCGGCCTGCATGATTCTGCGGACGATGTCGCAGGTGATCTTCGTCAGCAGGCGTGGCCGTTCTTTTTGGAGACGTTGCCAGTTCGGGGAGCGTTCCTTGATGTAGTCGGTCACGTCCGCGAGATGCGTGTCGGCCTTCTCACGTTCCTCGTCGGTGAGTTTGTGCCACCTCTGTTCGAGGTCGTCGGAGGTGGCGAACACGTCTGGTTCGACAGTCATGTCGGACTCCGTCAGGCGGTGAGCAGGACGAAGCGGTTGATGTCGCGGATACGGAAGCCGACCTCGATTTCGATTCGGACGGCGAACATGTTGTGCTCCCACAGGTTGACCTGCTTGCCGTCGATGGTGATGGACGCCTGGTCGGAGATGCTGGTCTGCATTCCTTCGACGGAGCCCCATGCGGCGGAGGAGAATTCGCCGCACACGCCGAGGATCTCTGCCTTGGCCGGTCCCGGTGTCTCGGATACGGCGGGCACGTGAACGCCCTTGCTGATGTAGGTGCGGTTGCCGAGCACGGTGCTCACGTCGGAGGCGGCGGTGCCGTCGAGGAACAGGGGGCGTCCGTTGTTGTCGGTCGCCTGCCGGAGCACACTGCGACCCTGGGTGCTCAACGCCCAACCGTCCACTGTTCCATCCGCTTCGGACACGAGGTCGTCGGCTTTGTTCAGGTTCTTCCACACGTCCTTGCCGATGCTGACGGTCTGCGCGCTCTTCAGGGTGTCGAAGTCCGCTCCCGGAGCGTCGACGAGACCCATGATGGTCTTGTCAAACGTGCGGGCGATGGCTCCCGGACCCTTCGCGACCACTTGGTCGTAGAGAGCGCCGAAGTCTCGGCGGAACTGGTTGGAGAACGGCATGATGACCGCGATGGTGTACGGCAGCATGTCCTTCTTGCCGAAGGTGACGCCGCTCTTCGGCTTCTCCGCACCCTCATTGACCCATGCGGCCTCCGGGTCGCCGATGATGATCGGCACGCGAGCACCGTTGCCGGGCAGTTTCATCTCCGGCACGAGCTGCATGAACGCGCTCTTGTATTTTGCGGTCTGCAAGATCTCCGCCTGGGTTTCAGGGGTGAGGTCTAGACCGTTGCTTTTTCGGGTCATGGACGGATCTGTCATGGTTTGTCCTTTCAAATGAATGTTGTTTGCTGGTTGGCTCACAGGAGCGTGTTGCTCATGGCGTTGACGAAGTCCTCGCGGCTGGAATGTTTAGCCTTGGCCTGTCCGGTGCGGGCGCTCTGGTCCGCAACCGTGCCGCGGGAACGCATGTCGGCGAACACCTTCATGAGTTTCTCGGCGTATTCGCCAATCTGCTTCTCGTCGTCGCCCGCGAGGACGCTCGGGTCGGTGATGCCGTGTTTGGCCGCGACGTTGGCGCGTATCGTGGAGAGCTCCTTCTCATGTTCGGCCTGTTTGGCTTCGTTTTTAAGCTTCTCGTTCTCTTCGAGCGCTTTGGAGAGCTTCGATTCGAGGTCGGCGGTGTGGCCGGCCTTCTCCTTGAGTTCCTCATAGTCGCTTTTCCTGCCGCGTTCCCTGCCGAGGCGTTCGCTGATGATGCGGTCGACTTCCTCCTGCGTGAAGGTCTTCGGCTTCGCGTCGTTCACGTCCTTCGTGGTCGGAGCGTGCTGTCCCGGCTCCTGCTGGCCGTCAGCGTCGGTCTGATTGTCTTCTGCCATGATTGGTAGCTCCTTTTGTTTGGTTTTCCACGCCTGACGCCGGCGAGTGGGCGGCCATTCTTGTTGGTTTCGCGCATGGCTGCGCCCCGCCCCATCGCTGGGGTGTGAAAGGTAAAAGAAAAGCCATCACGTTTCGACGTGATGGCTTTCTGGGATTCAGAGATTTCCCAGCGCTTTTCTTCGCGCGTATTCGGACCGCAGCTCGTCGGTCGACACATAGTCGCCGACGGACCAGCGCTTCTTTCCTTCGTTCCTGACCCATTCATATTCGTCCTGTGGCATGGAGATGTCGCCATACTTGCGTTTGATTTCCGCAAGATGGCGCTCATCGGTGACTTCCTTCAAATCACCGGGCATAAACGTGAAGCGGTCGGAACGATCCATAGGCTCAATCATAGCAGTCTCAGATAAACGATCGGTCTGCCGTCGGATGCTCCAAGCCCTTCGAAACGAAGAGTCCTTCCTCTCGGCAGGAGAATTTCGTATTCTCCCGGATGCTGAGTGATCGGCTCCACATACACGCCGGCGCTTCCCGGCGGTACCAGGATTCTTGTGGCGATGCGGTCTTCCCCATCAACGTCAATGCCTCCCTCCTTGATGCTGGTGGCCATGTAGCCGATGTGTTCGAAGGTGCGACCGGTATTCAAATCGAAAAGCGACTCCATGTCGTTGACGTGGAACGTCGACAACCGCATCTGCCTGTCGACTGTGAAACGTTCTCGGGTGATATGGTCGGATATCGCTTCGTCGATGCATTCGACCTGATGGATGACGTCTTTCGACGGGTTTCGTCCGCCGAACAGGTAGCCGTTGATACTTTTGTAGCTGTCTCCGGTCCAATCCATCAAAGCCGCGATTTTCTCGTCGTTGGAGAATCTATCTCCAGGCATCCTGACGCTGTAATCCGACAATCTCGATAGTTCGGAAGCATTGATTGGAATCGATTTGCCGCTCCATCGAATCGTCGGTTGGGCAGTCACGCCATCATTGACCTCATCGTGATAGATGCGTCTCAATTGGGCTAGCGTGTCACGCCAGTCGCCGTCATCGCCGGCCGCGGCCTTGGCTGCCTGGTACATTTCACGATACTTGTCCGGATCGTATCCTTTGAGTTTGCTGCTGCCCCAGCTTGGCACGATGTCGCAGTCGCAGTCCGTATGGTATTGCATCTGCCGTCCGGCGGTGTCCTCGCTCAGGTAGGCGAAGCCACGCGAGGCGAGCATAAGGCAGAACGCGCATGTCTTAGCCCCTCGTGGGACGCGCGCCCAGCGAGGCTTGGTGGGATCGTTGGCCACGGCCCTCTGCATGGTCATCCGGCCGACCGTCTGAACCAGATTCTGCACGTATTCCAGCGCCTGCTCCTCGTCGGCGAACGTGGGCCACAGGTCGTCGATGGTTCTTCCGGCGTTGTTGTGAACGGCTCCGTTTTCATCTGGAATGACGTCCTTGTAGTGCAATCCCATGAAGTCGGTGTTGTTGAAACCGCCTTCCATCTGCCAGACCGCGCGGTCGGCGGTGATGGAAGGCGGCTCGTATTCCGGCATGTCGATTCCGCCGTATTGCGCCCATAGGTCGCGCACATGGCTGTAGTAGTCGGATGCGAGTTTGTTGGCCGCGTCGGCGTACCGGTTGATCTCCGCTTTGATGAGTTCCTGGCTTTCACCGTCCCAGACAAGTCCTGAAACGCTGTTGCCTGCCTCCTTCTGCAAGCGGCTCATGGTGTCCGTGTAATCCTCGTACAGGTCGTTGAGGTCGAGTTCAAGCCTTCTGTGTTGTTCCGGAGGCAGGTTCAGACTGTTCAGGCTCATTTCCGCCGCCTTCCGGTAGTTTGAGGCTGACCGGCGTCATGCCGGTGAATTCAATGCCTTTCAGTCCAAGCATCGATGCCGCGGATTCCGGTGTCACCCCGGCTCTGATCGCTACTCCCAGTGCGTCGAAGCTGTCCTTCAGCCCCCCCCCCGCAACAGTTGATTGCGTGGAAGCGTCGGTCTGGCGTTCCACGTCGTCCTGCGTCTGCTCCGTCTGTTGGCGCATGCCGCGAATCTGATCGAGTACCTGACCGGCCTGGGCCTTGCGCTGGTCGGCCTTCAGCCGGACGATCTCGCTTCGGCTCAATCCGGCGCGTGTCATGCCGACCTCGCTGTTGGCGAACGAGTCGATGCTTCCAGCGAGCTTGCTGAATGCGTCGGCGCTCATGGAGCTCGACGGCGTGTTCGGGTTCTTCCAGTCGACCTGCAGTTTCATCAGCTCCTCGTCGGGCACGGATGGATCCTGCATCCGTGCCACAAGACGGGCTGCCTGCAGGATCGATTCACCGAAATCCCGGTCGCAATGGCGCGCCTCGATAATCAGGTCCTCGCGCTGCGCCTCGGTCGCGTCGGCGGACGTCGGGTTCGCGTCGGACACGATGCCGAGCGAGCTGGCGGGAATGTTCATCGCGCTGGCGAACATGGCGGCCCAGCTTTTCAGCATCGTCAAGTGCGGGTCCATGCTGGACGCGGCCAGTTGTGTCACGGTCGGGGACTGCCCGTCGATGTCCTTGCTGATCATGTTGTAGCGACCCATATAAAGCTTTAACGCGTCGTCCGTGCCCAACGAGGCGAGTTCTTCGGAAGTGCCTGTCAGCAGGATTTTTGGGAACGCGTAGAATTCGGCATTCGCTTCGGCGCGCACGATGGTGCGGTTCGCGCCGTCGATGATGGCCATAGCGTCCCGGCTGATGCGGGAGCGTCCGAACGGTTTGACCTCGGTAGCCTTGTAGGCGAGGCGGAACACGCTGCACTCGTTGTCGATGGTGGGTTGCTCATCGTCCACGCGCCACCAGTAGCCGAGACGGCGCTGCACGCTGATGTTGCGGTCGGGCATGTAGAGCACGAGTCCGGTGGCCTCGTTGTTGTCGTCAACGTCGGTGATGGCCATGCACGCCCTGACCCGCCGGTTAGGGTAATCCCAGACGGCGGCCGAGCTTTCCGCGGTATGCGTGCGGATGAGCGGTCTTCCTTCGAAGTCCCGGACGACGCTGAGGAACGAACAGCCGTGAATGAGCGCAGTCTGGATGGCCTGCTGCAGAACGCTAGTGAATCCGATGCGGCTCATGAAGTCCTGCAGTTCGAACGGGTCGTCCACGCCCGGCGAGACGAATCCCTCGAACACGCAAAGCTCAGCGAGCATATCCACAGCCTTGCGTGCCCACCCAAGCGGCGTGTAATGATCCTTGATGGACTTCGGCACAGTCAGTCCAAAATCAACCAGTGGCTCCTTGGCTTCGTAGTAGGCGGTGAGTGTTCGGTTGCGGCTCGCGTGGCGCGTCCATACCTCGGCGAGTTCGCGCAGCAGCGCGTTCTCCTCACCGGAGAGTCCGTCGATGTGCGTCGGCACGACGAGTTTCGGCACCGTTCCGGCTCCTCCCGTAGGTTTCCACCCGTCCGGCGCTGCCGTTGTCTGGATGTCGCTCATTTAGATTCCTCCGATGATCTGTCGTCTTCCGGGATGTCGGAGCGTCGTGAACGCCCCGTACAGGGCGAGTGTGGTGGATACGAGCGGGGTTATGTCGATGTCACTGCCGAGCTTGTTCCATGCGATCGCGCCGGACTGTCCCAATGGACGCGTGGTCGCACCCTTGACGGCCGCGGCCAGCTGCGGCTGGTATTCGTCCCGCGGGTGCTTGAGCGTTCCGGCTTTGAGCATGTCGAGGAACCGGCCGCATGCTCGGCCCATCTCCTGCATGTTCGTGACCGTGACCTTCACATGTGCTTTCTTCAGTTCCGGCAGCAGGCTCATGGCGGGCGACTGCGCGTCGATGACCACGCTGGCGGTCTTCGGCCAATGTTCGGCGAGCCAGTCCACGGCCCACATGGTTCCCGCCTGCCGCGCGTCCTTGATGTTCGCCATCTGGACGATGGCCGAACCGTCCGCGTATCGTAGCGCCGCTCCGATGGTCAGCACGCTCCTGTCCGGAGGCATGTCGATGCCGAAGCTCACCGTGCCGCCCTCGGGCACGTCGTCGACGGCCGCGGCCTGCCACAGGTCGGGACTGATGGCGTATGCGGTGGCGGTCTCGTCCCATATGCCAAGCGCCTCACGACGGAATGAATCGTCCGACAGGTTGTTGCGCATGCGCATGATTGCCTGTTCGCTTGTACGTTTCGGATAGCTGGGATTCGCTTTAGCCCACTGTTCGCGGTCGTCCGGATCCGCGTCCTTGTCGGCGGCGAGCTCCACGTAGAGGAGGTTTCCGTCATGGTTCAGCGCGTGCATGCGTTTCTCCGTGAACGCATCGCACTGGTCTCCCGGCTTGGGTGGATTGCCCATATACACGACCAGGGGGTTAGGACTCGTGTTCAAAACCGGAATCATGTTGTCCATCGCGCGCACTGTGAGGATCTGCGCTTCGTCGAACACGGCCACGTCCACGCTGTGCAATCCTCGGCCGAAACCGTTCTCGCGGGCGCCGAACATGATGCGGCTGCCGGACGTGAACGTGATCTCCTGTTGGCCGTTTGCTCTGCGGATGCGTTCCACGTACCGGCCGAGCACTGGATTGTGCTCCATCTCGCACATGTCCGTGAATGTCTCGTCGCTGGTGCGCGTATGGTGGGCGGTCCAGATGGCTTTCAGGTTCGGTGTGAGTATCGCCTTGAGGAACAACGCGGTGCCGACGGTGAAGGTCTTGCCGATCTGCCTGCAGCTGGACAGCACGGCGCCGTCCGCGCCACACGCATACTTGCCTTCCGCGTTCTTGGCGAACAGAAGCCACAAGAAGCCCTGCTGCCACAAGTCGAAACGGATGCCGGCCTTACGCGCGGCTTTGTTGATTCGAGTGAACTCGCTGCCGACGATGCCTTCCGGCTGGCGGAGGACCTTGGCGATTTCAGACAATCGACGCTCCGACATCGTCCGTCACCTCGTCTTCCTCATCGTCCAGCAGGTCGGTCAGACCGCCGCCTTGGAGCGCTTCGATGCGTTCGCATACGTCGATGAGCTGGCGGCTGATCGCGGGCAGCGCGTTCGCCGGCGTCGTGGGATCGGCCATGGCCTTGAGCAGCAGGTCACGGTTGTCTCGCAGTATGTCCAGCATGCTGCCGTCCATCATCCGTTCGAAGCTCCGCTGGTCGAGATCCTGCTCCGGCTTCTGTTTCGTTTCCACGGCTTTGACGGGCGGCTTACCGTTCCGGTCCCGTGCGGGCCTGTTCTTTTTCCGACGATAATCGGCTTTCTGGCGGCAGGACTTGGAACAGTACTTCTGCGGCCGCCCATGGCCGGATGGCTGGAATTCCTTGCCGCAGAGTTCGCACTTCATCGGCGCTTCCCTCGCTTTCCGACCTTTCGTTGTTTCCCCTGTTTCCGACGTTTGTATTCCGGGAGGGATATCGGCACTGCACCCGAGGCGACCGGGAGGGGGTGTACCCGGGGTCCCCGCCCTGGTATCGGAGTCAGATGCCGAACGTTTTGAACGGCATCGAGCTTGCTTTCACTTCCTGTCTGCCAGCCAGCAGCGCTCGTGCGTGTTCGTCTGTCTTGTCGCTCTTGAACCTGTTGCATCTGCGGTGCGTGAGCCTGCAGTTCGTGAAGCTGTATGGATCACCGCCGCGTGAGACTGGTATGAGCTCGTCGACTTCGGCGCTCATCGGATGTGGTGTCTTCAATGTCTTGTCGACTGGCTTGCCGCAGATGGCGCACACGTCGTATGCGGCAAGCACTCTTGCCCTGAGCTGTCTGCGCCGCCAGCCGTTGCTGACGCGCTCGTTGCGCCGCTTGCTCATGTGGCCTCCCACGTGTATGGAGCCCAGGGTGTTATGGATTTGTCAATGACTATCTTCGCCGTTGGCTTGCTGGAATGCCGGTATAGGGGCTCCCGTATAAGGCCTCTCCCGTGTCTTGTAGGGGCTCCCCATCATCTGCGAATGCCCCTCCCGGATTGTCAAATACCTCTACCCCGGGTTTGTTTCATGGGTGCCTTCGGCGGGATTCGAACCCGCGTCCACACGCGGCCACAAGGAAGAGAATCCAATAAAGACTCGCGGCCGGTACGATCTACCACTGATTCCTACGAAGGCATACCGGCAGGCGGATTTGAGCATCACCGCATCACGGAAGCACGGGATTGGCTTGCCTGCCACATTGGGGTATGTCCACTCTGACGGGAGTGGGCGGAGCGTGTCCGATATGCCGTTCGGACAGGACGGGACTGCAACCCAGGGAGTTAGGAGAATCCATGGCGGATATGAAAAGGGTTCAAACCAAGTCACCTCGGTTTGAACCCTCTAATCCACTGACAATTCTGCGTTGCACTTTCGATTTTGTCAAATCGAATCGCGCCGCAGCACCTGCCGATGCACGTCCGAAAGCCTGTACAATGGCCGTCCCTTATCGTTCTCACCGGCCGGCTGAAGCCTGCCACGCTTACGCCACGAGCGAATCGTATTCGCATTGCACTGGAACCCGCATTCGCGCAGCAGCTCAGCACACTCCCCCGCCGTGAACGCCCTGCCCGATTCGATGCACTCCCGCAGGAAACCCAATCGCACATCGACCACGCGATAAGCGTTGCCGCACACCGGACAATCAACGCTCACCGCGCCGACCTCCGCACTCAGCTCCACTCCACACAGAGGATTCAGGCACCTGCCGATGCCGTGCCTGGATGGTGGCACGTCGATGATGGCCAGCGTCTTGCGCACCAACCGCTCCCAGTCATGCCAGATCAAACCGATGTCCGGCAGTCGGTTCAACCGCTGGCATGACCAGCATGCCTTGAGCATGTCGACGATGGACGGGACCGCGATGCTTGTGGCCCATGGCATGGCCGGCGGCGCATACAATCGACACCACAACGCCGTCACCGCATCCTCGATCTCCTGCAGATGGTCAACGACCGAGAGTCTGATCGGCGTGGGCGCGGACTGCAGGTTGACACGTCCAGGCTGGTGGCCTCCGTAATGCGCCGTCGAATCCAGGAACTCGCGCAGGGCTTGGATCCATGACGGATAGTCGTGGATCCATCCCCTCAAAGCGGTCTCGCACTTGTCGCACATCGTGGCCTGGATACGGCACTCCCCGCCGCACACTCTACATGTCGTGGTTGCTTCCCGTTTTTTGCCCATATGTTGCGATTTTATCATTTTGGCCATCCCGAATCGAACATCAGTTCCATTTCAGGTATTCCCGCCCACGGGTCGGGATTATCGGGATCCGGACGCACCGTCGGGAACCCCTCAAGGGTCGAATAATGGAATTCCCTCCCGCTCATGTCGGCGGGTTTGACACTGACAGGCATGAGCGCACAGTCGTGCGCGCCCAAGTATATTCCATCCGGACTGATACCCAACGGTCCAGCGACCGTTTCCAATCGGATTGTGTCCGTCTGCGCGATGAGACGGATCCGGATGAGCTGCCGGCCGAGGATGATCGCGGTGGTCAGGTCATCGCCGGTGATGATGCCGGCGTCCCATGACTGCCAGACAACGTCGCGTTCGCTGAAGACCCATCGTCCACACGAACAGACGACCGGCACAAGGTGCGCCGGATTGCCTGGCGGCGCGAGCCGGCGCATCCACAATGGTGGTTTACGGCTCATCCCGCCACCAGTCGATGAGGTCGGTAATCCTCCAAGCCGTCTCGAAAAGCATCAGCATGACGAATCCCAGGATGAACCCGGACACCTCAACGAGAAGACTTGCAAAATTTCGGATGCTTCTCATCATGCGTCCTCACTCTGGTTTTCGACCTCGACCGGCATCGACCCGGAATAACCGAGCAGAGAGCGGCACTGCTCGGCGGTCTTGTGATATGCGTCGATTTGAGCTTTGACCACTGCGTAAGCAGCCATGTCATGCTTCTGCAGCAAAGCATTGGCAAGCCGCAATCCCCTAATCTCGCGCTGCTCGCACCATTCGATGATTTCGTTCAGTGTCCTGTCTTTTTCAGTCACGTTCGTCGCCATCACATTCCTCCTTAATCAAGGCTCCGTTTGATTGATTTCCAAATCTGCTCCAGCTCAGCATCCGCCAAGCCACTATCCCGACCACGCCGCAACAGATCATCATGAATCTGGTGTTCGTTTTCGGGATGATTCTTGTATCGTCCGTACGCCCAGGCGTGCAGTGTGCTGTTGCGTTGGCCTTCCGGCACCGGCGTCATATCCGGCATGCCATTGGAAATCGACGTGGCACGCCTGTCGGCCATGACATCGTCCAGACTCATTTGCGGCGCGTCCGGCTTCGGCTCGCTCGTGTAACCGAAATCCTTGAGCATACGCATGATCGCCTCACTCGCCTCCGGCACCACGCCGGCAGGCAGATCCACCAGCTCATACCGTTTGCCGTCGATGACGCTGCCGGGGCCAAGCACATAACCCTTGTTGCTCACACGCAGGTCAATCGGCAGATTCTGCTCATGCACCGCGTTCTTCAGCAATCCGACGTCCATTCCAGCGGGCATGCGATAGTACAAATGCACGCCATGCGGCGTCTTTGTGACCAACGTGGCCGGCAAAGCGTCAGAACCGTAATCACCCGTCAATGCCTGCAAGCACTGCCAGCCATCAGGCTCGCCATCCTCGGACGGCTTGTCACAGTCGATGACGAAGCAGTCACCAAGCGGCACGACGGCATAACGGCTCATCTTGCCGGTCACGAAAGTCGAATCCACATGGTTCTCGTCCGACGGATTCAACCGCTTCCACGACAGCGACACCTTCCCGTCGACCGGCCCACCGGTCTTTCGCGCCTTGCCCTCGCATGGCGCGAAACCGACATGGCCAGCCAACGCGGCATCGACGATGCCGGCCAGATCATGACAGTCACCCACATCGTCCAACGGATGCAGACTGTCACGGTTCGGCTTCGACAAGGCTTCCTGACGCCAATCCTTGATTGACTCCGCATCAGTGCCGAGAGCGGCCTTGCGATACACGTCGAAACGGTCACGGTTGACGACGCGGACGACGCGCGGCTGCCCTTTGCCGGGCAATGCACGAGAACGTGCATTCTCCAAACCAAGCACATCCATCAAAGACTGCGGAACGGTCGTATGGAATTCCTTACGATAATCACCCTTCACGGCCACCGGATCTCCATACTGTTCCTCATTCGACGCAATCTCACTGATCAGCCAATACATCTCATCGCTGATATTGCGCGCAGGACTCAGATTCACAATCTCCGGCTCGTCAGACCGCTCCCACAACCGGCACGACAACACGAAGAACGCTGCGGGATGCCGATGACAGAAACCCTCGATCGCATGATATTCGTCATACGAACGACCCTTCGACTGGTGGAATTCCACCTTGATGAAACGACGCACGTCCGAATTCTCGGCGGAATCCGCGAACTGCATGTTCGTCAGAATCAGCATCGTCGCGGTCGGCGTCATCACACGATAACGGCCACCAGTCACACGGGCGTTCACCTGCGAGCCGGTCGACAAGGCACGTAGCAAGGGGAGCATGTCCTCAGTGACCGCGCAAGCCTCATCATCAATGGCGAAAGCCTTGCCGTCCATCTCATCATTCATGCTCTCGCGGCCAAGCGTGTAGCCGCCACCATTGCAGTACGATTGCACGCTGAAACCTGGAAACACCTTGCCGACGCCCAACACGCCGAGCAACGCCTGACGGGCGATCAGCGTCTTCCCGTCACCGCCATGCCCGGACAGGACGTAAGACAATTGTTTGAATGGTTCGAGCCATGGTGTGGCAAACATGCGACAAAGATTCGCATAGGACTTCTCATCCACCGTCAACCATTCGAGAATGCGCTTCGCGTCCTTCAAAGCCTGATTTCCCATACCGACAGGAGAGAAAGTCTGTGTGACCGCGATATCCGGCTCATCCTGCAGGCAGACGACTTTACCATTACGTCGCACCCACACGCAGGGGTCGCAGCGTACGCCGCGTTCGACCTGTTCGAACCATTGGCTCCGCTTCGCCTCGCGCATAATCGCGCCCGAGTAGAGCGGGTTGCGTTCACTGCTACGAGCGTTGCCGCCGATATGGTATTCGTCCTCGATGGTCTTGACTTGATGCCAGCTGTTGAGGATGAGTCTTTCGCCTTCATGGTCGGCCATGTCGGGGTCTCGACGCCAAAGCCTGTCCTGTGACGGACAGTAACGAAGATGGCCTTCACGGAGTTCCCAGATGGCTTTCTGGTAGCCGGCAGCCACGACTGGCTCTTTTTTACGCCGGTCGTTCTCACCGCCGCCTTGGCAGATGAGCTCAAGGTTGTGGCCTGTGATGGTCGTGATGATTGTATGGTCGTTCGCCGGTGTGAATGTGAGTGCGAGCATGTGGAAGATTCCTGCGAATTGGGCTGGCAGGTCTTCGGTCGGTATCGGCTGGTATTTGCGGTAGTCCCTCATTTTTCACCTCCTTTTTTGCTGTGCCGTTCCATGCCCATAACACACAACACAAAAACAACAAAAATAAATACATATATAAAAAAACAATGGAACATTGGTTGTTTGTTTATATATGGTTGGAATTCCGGCACTTCCGCTATGCCAACGCTTTGGCACAGAATGGCACATGTGCCGTTTTTTGATGGTGGGACCATGTTCCACTGTGCCAACCTGTGCCGTTTCCATAGGTTTCCTCTCGAAGAGTTTCATCATGTTTGGAACAGCGCCCGCCATGCCAGTTGTAGCTGCAGTGGACGCTGTTCCCTTCTAAACCAGTCGAATTTGACGGGTTTAGAATTCAGGCTCTTGTCCGCTGCCTACGCCGAGCGCATTGACGACCTGGTCGACCGGCTTGCCGAGGAGTCCCGCGATCTCCTGCACGTTTTTTCCTGCGGCTTGCAGTTGCGCGGCCTGCTGTTTTTCCTGCATGGTCAAGCCTGCGGGCTGGCCGAGTGTGACTGGCTGACCGTAAGCGGCATGTTGGGGCTGCTGTGGCGAGTATGACGGCTGGGCGGCCTGCGGGTCGTTCATCGCCGCATTCAGATCGGACTGCTTCTTCGGTATGACGACGTAGTCGTAGATTTTCGCGTCGTTGTAGCCGCGGGTCTTCGCCGGCTGTGTGCGGGCGAACGTGGCCTTCAAGTGGTCTCCGATGTTCGGATGGTCGCCGACTCCGGCCTGACGGCATGCGAGACGCAATTGGCCGATGTTGTAGCCTTTCACGTACACGCCACGAATGCCGGAGTCTCCGACGCGATTTGGGTCTTGCAGTGTGGTCTGCAAGTGGATAACGACCTGCGGCTTCGGCTTGCCGTTCGGATAATACAGCGGTTCGCCGGTGGTGAAGTCGGTCTGCTGTTCCGCGCGGATTTCCACGATCTCGCCTTCCACCGAAGTGCCGATCGGATCGTCCTTCGAGAAGGCGCTGGGCGCGCCGCCTTGCATGACGTCGTCGAGGCTTAACGTTTCGGCGGGCTGCTGCTGGTTTGACTGTGGATGGTAGCTGGCTCCGCCTTGCTGGGTGAATCCGCCACCGTAGTTATTCGTTCCGAACATTGTGTTTTTTACCTTTCTGTTTTCCTGTAGGTGGATTCCAGCAGGCCGATGGCCTGCCGCCATTTGTCCGGCAATGCCGGATATTGGTCTTCGTTGAGTTCGGATAGTTGTCCGAGCTGATCGTCCGGCCAGCTGCCGCATTGGAAGCAGTGCGTCGGACTGGTCGGCAGAGCGTGGATCCACGCGTCACGCATTTCGACGCCGTCCTCCTGTTCGATGAGGTCGAGGAGGTTGACGATGAGCTGCGCGCGGCTTAAAGCCCATTTGCCGGGGTTCGGGTCGAAGTCGAATTCGATCGGCAATGCGTCGGCCAGACTGACGCTGTTCCTGGGCAGGAAGTAGATCGCGTTTCTTTTGCATGGTTCGCCGTCGTTTTCCAATCCGATGCCGTACAGGCTCGCCTGGATGCAGTATTGCTGCGATGGCCCGTTGGCTTTGACGTTGCGGATCGTGGTCGTGCCGGTGATTTTCCAGTCGATTGTCGTGTTGTTTGCCGCGTCGTACAGGTCGATGCTGCCGTGGATGCGCTGATGGCCGTGGAGTCCATGGATTTCGCCCACGTCGACGTGTCTTTCGGCTTCGAAGCGTTTCACGGCCCACGGTTCTCCCACATCGTCGTCCGGGACGGTGAATTCGTCCTTGCGACTGTTGAAAAGGTGTTCGAATCGTTCGTGGACGCAAGTGCCGATGAATGGCAGCCATGCGGCCGACTGGCGTTTCTCCCATCCTGCGAGTCGGGCGGCGAGGCAGTGGAGGCAGTCAGTGCCGAGCTCCGATGGTCCGATCTCCTTTTGCAGGCTTCTCGGCTGGTTGGTGATGTGGTCTTCGATGATGCCGCGTATTTCCGTCCACTCCTCCGACTCCACCGTGGGTGCCGGCGTCGTTCCCGGTATGGTCTGGTTTGCGGCCATGACGACTTCAAGGTCGAGTTGTGAGCTCATTTCATGTCCTCCCCGTATTCTTCGTCGAGGCGGGCCCGGAGGAACGCCGCTAGGCTCCCCGTCTCTTGCACGTCGATGATGTAGGCGTCGTCGAGGAATCCTGGTGCTTTGTCGTAATGGTTGAGCGTCCTGCTGAGCGCGCGGCAGACCGCTTCCTGGCTGATCGGGATGCACATTATTCGACCACCAGGCTTGCCGCGCCGACTTTCACACAATCCTGCAAAGCGTTTTCGCCGACCTGTTTGATGATCTCGGACAATGCTTTTGGTTTGATCTGGTAGCAGTCCGCGTACTGTTGGATGGGGAAGTGTTTTTCGAATGCGCCGGCGTCGAGGTTGCGTTTGCCTTTCTTGATTTTCACGGTCAATGGTCCGGCCGCGTATTCGCCGGGCTCGCGGTTCTCCATGAGTTCGGCTTTCAATCCGTCGGCTTCTTCCTGCAGGTCGGCGATGCGGCTTTTCAGTTCCACGTACCGTTTGGCCAATGTTTCGAGGTTCTGCGCGCTCATTTGCTTGTTCCTTTCACGATGATGCTGGTTTTGGTGGGGATGACGCTGGTCTGGTGGTGCGGGTAGGAGCGTCGGTGCGTTTTCACGACGTCGAACGCGGGCATGGTTCGCATGGCCGGCCCCAATGGTCCGCACGTGCGGCAGTACGGCATGTGTCCCCTCTGCTTGCTCATTCCACGTCCTCCACGGTCGATTGCGTCATGCCGTCGTCTTCGGTGGTGTGATTCGTTTCCTCGTACCGTCGGCTGACGATCGCGGTGTAGCAGGTCTTTGGATTGCGTAGGAGCCGGCTGATGGCCGCGCCTTCCTTGACGACGTTCTGGCAAATGTCGATGCATTTCGCGACAGTTCCGGCAGGCGTGCCCATCAGACCCTTCTTTTCGATGGTCTGGTCCGCTTTGTCGATGAATGCCGCGGCTGCGTCGCCGATTTTGCTGGCCGCCGGGTAGAGGCTCGCGAGGTCGGCGCTCATGTCCTCGTCGTCGATGAGGGTCTGCACAACGTATTCACTGGTGTTTTTCATGGTGTTTTCTCCTATCTGGGTATGTATTCCTGTTTGAAGTAGATGCTGGCCCTCGTGCATGGCGTGTATGGCTGGCCGTGCCATGTGAGCGGGTCGCCGCTTTTCCGTTTGCGTGGCTTGCCGTGCGCGCCAAGCACGTACTGGTCGGGACGGTGCACGTGCACGCTGGCTTCGATGATCTGCCGGTCGTCCGTGTAGGCGACGCCGTTCAACGCGTCGGTGAACAGTTTCGCCAGATTGTCCCAGTCACGTCCGCGCCGTGTTGCCGTCCAGAACGTGAGCGCCAGACAGACAGGGCCTTCATATGGCGGCAGGTTCGGATACCGGCTGCGCCATTCCGAGTACACGCGGTTCTCGGCTTCCCGCGTCCGCGTCGGGGTGATGCCGTGTCCCTGGTAGACGCGTGGACGACCTTTCGACTGCGGGTCGCCAGGCACGGTGAGCTCGCACACCATTGGCCATTCCGGCAGGCTTAATGTTTCGCGACTCAATCCAGGTCACTCCATTCGGGTGTTCTGCCGGTGGTGAGGAAGCCTCCGCGTCGGGTCCGCGCGTTGACGAGCAATCCCATGTCGGCGAGCCTGTGCACGTCGCCCATCACGGTGCTCCGGGGGATGTTGAGCCGTAAGGCCGCCTTGTGGCTGCTGGGCGTCACTCCTTCCATCTGCAGTGCGATGATCGTCTCGTACACGCGTTGGATGCGTGGTTTCACGTCGATGTCACGCCGGGTGCGGCGTCTCATCCGCGTGATGTACTCGCGTTCGTCGTGGAGGAGCCGGTCGAGGTCGATGCCGGTCTCCTGGCTCCATGTCTTCGGCGAAGTGTGGTGGCCGTGGCTTCGGGATGCGCCGTAGTGGATGCTGCCGCGGTTGACCGGAGCGTACTTCATGTGGAGTTGGAGGCTGTTGGCTCCGCTAGGCATGATTGTCGTCCTTTCCGTCGTATTTGGGTGCGAATTTGACGGTCAGCCACAACGCGGTGGTGAGATACACGCCCTCGACCACAAGCGCGCCCGCAAGGCTCCCGCCATGCCAGGTGAGCATGCGCGTCACGCTGGCGACGAGGCCGACGACCGCGAGCAGGAACTTGATCCTGCGCAGCGGATAGTTCGGCCGTTTCGCCTCGCGTTCCTTCCGGTCCTCGATACGGAAATCGTTGTCGGTCATCTGGTGCCTCCCGTTTCGTTGTGGAGTTGGTAGTCGAATGTCTCAAGCTCGCCCGCGGTGATGGATGCGAGCGTGCAGGCGCCGTCGGGCAGGAGTTCCACGAGTTGGGCCCCGCCTTTCGGACTGATGCGAACCGCGTATCCGCTCATGCCGAGCATGACGATGCTCGCCTTCGGCGGTTCGGGTGGCGTCAGCAACGTTTCCGCGTCGATTCTCCTGAGTACCATCACAGCTCCTCGTTGATCGTGTCGATGACGAGATCCACTATTCCGGTGACGTCAAGGTCGACGTAGCCGACGATGTGGCCGAGCTGCCTCATGGCCTCCGCATCCCCGTTGAATTGGTGGACTATTTCGCCCTGGGTCTCGAACTCGTCGAACACTGCCTGCACGCAGGCCTTGCGAATCGTTTTCATGCCGACTCCTTTCCCTCGTATTCACATGTGCTCTGGTAGAGGTGTTCCTTGAAATAGGCGATCATCTGCTCCTTCGGATACATGACGATTCGTCCCACCTTCACGAACTTCGGGCCGATGCCCGCGCTACGCCAGTACGCCAGGGTGCCTTCCTTGATGCCGCAGTTGTCCGCGATGTCCTTCGTTGTGTTCATCGGCTTCAACGTCGCCGCCAATGCGGCGAACACCTCTTTGTCATCCATCACGCGCCCGCTCCTTTCATGCGTTGGTAAGCGCCGATTGCTTTTCCGACGTGTTTCGCTTGAGGGCCTTCCTGCCGAGTGGGAGAATGAGCAGACCCGCGCAAAGAAGGGAGGTGATAACATGCAACGCGATCCAGTGAATTCCGCTAATGACGCGAAGACCTACGCACAATCCGGAAACATTCAGCAGGCCATCGTGTCGCTGGCCGATGCCGTGCAGGGCATCGCCGAATACCAGCGGTACATCCGGAACGACCAGTTGAAGATCAAACGTGCGCTGAATATCAGCTGACGTTGGGCCGTCCGCGTGAGAGAGTTCCAATTCCTCGCGGACGGCTTTCCTTATCGCGCCAAGCATCGCCGGGTGCAGGCGTTCGAACTCCTCAACGGAGATCGGGTTCGTGGATTCATCCGGTGTCTCGGCCGGAATATTGATGCTCATTTCGGATTCTCCTTTCGATTCATGCGTCGGCGAGCGCTGCTCACGGCTTGATCTGTTTGATGCCGTCGATTGGTTGCAGGAGCTTGATCATGAGCTGGTAGAGGCTCATGCCGAACATTCCTGCGGCTTTCTCGAGTTGTTCGGTATCGAATGCCCCTTTGCCCCGCAATCGTTCGCTGACGGTCTTCTCGCTCATGCCGAGCTCCTTGGCCAGTGTGGCCTGCGTCTTGCGGTGGCGTGCGAGCTCGCCGCTGAGGTTTCGTGCGATGGTTTCCGTTTCGCTCATTGGTTGCCGCTCCTTTCTTGGTTGGTCCGTTCCCTTGCGACAACCTTTAATTTACCGACTTCGGTAATTATATGATTACCAAAGTCGGTAATCTTTACATTTTCTACCCATATTCGTAATATGGGCGTATGGCATACAAAGCAAAAAATGAAGTCACCGAAGACAGCCGCAAGATCATTGACATCTGCCGAGATTTGCTCTCGGCAAGCGGTATGGGTATTAAAGAATTCCTGTCTGCTAGCGGATTAGGAAACAACTACTGGTACATGCGCATGCGCTATGAGGCGCCGTTGAATACGTCAGATGTGGAGCACATCGCCTCCACATTCGGGCTCACCAGCCTCGACATCTACACACGCGCACTCGGCAGCGAGGCCGCACGCGCCTACGAAGCCCGCGAGCGCGAGTCTCAGATCACCGATGATCTCATCGACCGTATCGCCGCGCACCCCGAAGACTATGACATGGCCGCAAACAGGGATCCGAACGCACGCCTCGAAGCCGAGACGCCTGACGATTGATGGATTGAAAGGAACACGAATGACCGAATACAACCTGTATTGTGACGAGAGCTGTCATCTGGAACATGACGACAGCGATGTCATGGTCCTTGGAGCCCTCATCATCCCCAAGGATAAAAAGCAGGAGATCACGGAAAACATCCTCCAGATCAAGGCACGTTACGGCGTCAAGGCACGTACGGAAGTGAAGTGGACGAAGGCCAGCATGCCGAAAATCGACCTTTACAAGGACCTACTGAACTGCTTCTTCCTGGATGACGACATGAGGTTCCGCGTTCTGGTGGCCAAGAAGACGCGCCTGAACCATGAGGCATGGTCACAGTCGCACAACGACTGGTATTACAAGATGTATTTCACCATGTTGAACAGGCTGTTCGACTCCACGAACACCTACAACGTGTACGTGGACATCAAGGACACGCATTCCGCGCAACGTACCGAGAAACTTGAGGAAGTGCTGGCGAACAGCCATTACGACTTCAACCACGAGTGCATCAAGAAAGTGCAGCCGATCCGTTCGGACGAAGTGCAGATGATGCAGATCACCGATGTGATCAACGGGGCCGTATGCAGGGCGAACCGGACGACCATCCCCCAACCATCGGGCGCGAAAGCTGAAATCATCGACTACATACGCATGAGATCAAAGCTCCGTCTCACCCAGTCAACGACCTTGGGCACGCGCAAGTTCAACATCTTCGTCTGGGAAGGACGGAACGCATGACACCGCATTGGATACCGGAGCTCGTGCCCAAATCCCCGATAGAAGACTTTGCCGTATATGAGGATAGGATTTACGCAATCTTCAGGCAGGACTTCATAGATTCACACCCATCATTCGACGGTCTGAGGGTCTCCGTGCGCCGCCAGAGAGAGGAGACCGACGGAAAATGGGCCGGGTTCTTCCACATCACAAGCGTCGAAGACCACGCGACCGGTGACAGGAACGTTGATCTGCGTAGATGCGAACGAATCAGGTTTCCACGAAAGACGATTGACGACGCAAAGGATTGTCCGCAATGCCATTATGAAACATGCGATGCGCCATTAATCTGGAGGAAGCATAAGCATGGCCGCGATAGGCTGTATATCCTCATTGAATCAGAACGGTATCTAGTCGTGCTGGAACCACATAAGGACAGAGGCTACTGCATGTTGGTCACCGCCTACTACGTCGACCATGATCATAGCTTCAACAAACTTCTGAAAGAATATGATCAGTCAAGTTTGAACGGGAATTGCGTTCAATAAAAAGCAAGGGCCGCCGCAGCGACCCTGGAGACTCCTTCTACAACTTGGTAGATGAGCTGATTCAAATATCACATACGACACTCCAACTGTCAAGCAGAACTTGACAAACAGCAAAAAAGTACTTCTCGAAAAACAATACTTCCGGAAGAGAGGAATGTGGATAACAAGACCATCGCGGAGCTTCACCGGAACGCGGAATCCATGGGTCTGTCAGTCATGTCACGCGACCTTCCCCGTGACATATGCGGCCTATACGACGATCGACACAAACTCATTCTGCTGGCCGACTGGCTCAACCAGCGCCAGCGCCGTTGCACGCTGTGCCATGAGCTCATCCACGCGAAACACCATGATCCAGGCTGTGGTAGCCAATACGGGTTGAAGTGCGAGCGCCGGTGTCGCAGGGAGACCGCGCTGGCGTTGATCAGTCCCGTGGACTATGGCATGGTGGAGCAGATATACGAAGGCAATACGTGGATGATGGCCGTGGAATTGGGCGTCACCATCCAAGTACTGTCGGACTATCGGCAGCTGTTGTACGATTCCGGCGTGTGCGTGCAATAAAAGAAGCTCAGCGTCCACATACCGCGACGGGAAACAAAAAGGGTCCCGCCCGAACACAGTCGGACGGAACCCAAGGAACCAACAATCAGCATTTCCGTTTTCACCAAAATGAGGTTCCACGCACAGTGTAGCGCGGATCCCCGGAAAGAGACAACCATGGCCAGAGCGTTCGTAGACGACAGATGGCTCAAAAACGACGAGGACGGCAACCCGCCCAGCAGGGCCGCGAAACAGTCGCTGGCCAATGCGAAGGATCCGATGAAAGCCAATGTGCCCGGCAAATGGCGGTCCGCGCTGTACGGCCAAGGCTCACGGTGGAGATGCCGCTGGTACACGCTTCGAGACGGCAAACGCGTCCAGAAATCACGGAACTTCGCCAAGCTCCGTGACGCTGAGGAATACGCAGCGGCCATCGAGGACGACATCAGACGCGGCAAATACCGCGACCCGCAGCAGGAACTACGCATCTTCCGGGACGTTGCCTCCGAATGGACGGACGGCAAGATGGATATCAAACAGGGCACTTTGGGCAGATACCGCCGCGAATTGCGCGTTTATATCAACCCCAAGTGGGGCGATCGCACACTGAGGGAAATCCAACGCGACGAACTGCAACAGTGGGTCACGCAGCTCACCGAAGGCGGGTATCCCGCCGAACTGCAGGACGATCGCGAATCGAAGCCGTTGAGTCCACGCAGCATCCGCAACATCGTCAAGGTCGTCATGGGCGGTGTCATGGAATTCGCCTTGGAGCACGGCTGGATCGGAGAGAACCCCATTGAAAAGGTCACCGTGCCGCGCATCACGCAATCCGATGACGACATGGTGTTCCTTACCGTCGAGGAGGTGGAGTTGCTGGCCGGCATGGCCGAACGGGCAGGACGGCCGGTAGACGGGCTGATCGTCCGCTGGCAGGCATACACCGGTGCCCGCATTGGCGAGACGCTGGCACTCAAATGCGGCGACGTGGATGTGGAATCACGCAGGGCGCGCATCCGCCGCACTTGGACCGACGACGGCAAAGGCAGGCTTGTGCTGGGCACGCCGAAGAACGGCAAACCGCGCAGCATCGCCATACCCAGATTCCTTATACCGTCCATCGAACGGCAGATGGAGGGCATGGGCGACGACGACTGGCTGTTCCGCGCGGCAAGAGGCGGGAACCTGTGGACGAACACGTGGCGGACGCGTGTCTGGCGAAAGGCCGTCCGACTGGCCGGCATGGAGGACGAGGGCGTGACCATCCATAGTTTGAGGCATAGCTATGCGAGCTTTGCGATTGCTCAAGGCGCGGATGTGAAGACCCTACAGATGCAGCTCGGCCACTCCTCACCCAGCATCACGCTGAACACATACACGGCTCTCTGGCCGGAACGATTGGACGATGTGGCGGACGCGATTGGCGAGCTGCGCGCTGAACAGTTGAAGACCGTCTAGACGCGGAGGTTGCGCGGTCATCGTGTCGAATCGTGTCGATAGCCTACGGCCAAGAAAAAATAAAGCCTTGGAAACGTAACGTTTCCAAGGCTTCCGGTCGGGCTGACAGGATTTGAACCTGCGACATTCTGCTCCCAAAGCAGACGCGCTACCAAACTGCGCTACAGCCCGTTCATGCACTCCCGCACGTGGCAGGTGAACACGAATTTCCATTGTAGCGTATGGTAGGACAACGACAGGCTAGAATGGCAAATACTGGAGGGAACGCGCATGGGACGTCATCAGCAAGCCGAGGCTTCAGGCATCATTTCCTTCATGGCATGCGCCACTCTTGCATGGATCGCCATGGACCTATATCTGCAATTCGCTCCCGCCATCTGGCGTGTCACCCAACGCCTGTTCACCGTGTGTGCCGGAATCACCGCGGGATGTGGAGTCATCTCGTTCACCTTGGGGTATGCGCGCAACTCCAGGTCGATGACGTTGAAACATGGCTGGACCATTCCTATTCGCCGTATCTTCGAGATACTCGCTTTGTCCGTGGTCTACGCGTCGACCATTTTCGTCACGGCGTTCATGCTGCTTTCCATTGCCAGCAACATGATGGGGTTGCGCACGTTAAAAGGCTATCTGACTGCGCTCTGCGCCGCGATCTCGGGGGTCGTAGGCTATGTCACGTTCGTACAGGCGGAACTCATGAATGCCAAGACCATCGCATCCTTGTTGCCGTTCTTCGTGGTTTCCGGTGTCAGCATCGCAGGATTGACGTCCGATGATCCATACTGGTACAACAACAATTTCTCCCAATTGGGCGATCGAACCACTTTTGCTGCTCGTATGTTCAATTCGACATTGATGTTGGCCGGCGTCTGCATCGTCATCATCAGCTATTTCGCGATTTCGGAGCTCATCACCACGCACCGTCTGCAGATGCAGTATCTGTCTGCAAGCGATGAAAAAGAAGCTCCCAAACACTCCAAGGCGCGGATTCTTCTGCTATCGACCATGCTGACGCTCGCAGGCATCGCCTTCATCGGCATCGGCATGTTCCGTTACACGCCGCATCCGATTCTGCACAACGTATTCGCCCGCGGTCTTCCCTGCCTGATGAGCGTGCTGATGATCGCGCTGCCTTGGCTGGCCCCGCAGCTTTCAAAAGTAGTATATGTGATTTCAGACCTAGCTATCGTGATCGGGGCTCTTGCCGGGTTCCAGTGGTTGGCGGGGCGTAACACGTTGACGAACGTCGAGGCTCTTGCCGGCATGATGTTTCTGGGCTGGTTCATCATCTTTTCACGGCAGATTGCGGCCATCGAATCCGATCGTGTGCAGACGCAGCTTATTCTGGCGCAAACCAAGCGGCCAGAATCCGTCGAGGATCTTGCGGAGGTCAGCGAAACCGTTCCTGGAACCGTTTCCCGACTCTCGTCGGAAGTCTAA